CAGAAAAACAAGGTGATATTAATGCTGCTAAATCTCATAATGAACAATCTATGGTTGAAGAAGCAAAAGTATCTAAATTAATTAATGCTAAAACAAATGTTGCCACTGCCGAACAAAAAACTAAAACCAAAGTTGCAAAACTAGAAGGACCTAAAGCCCAACAAAAAACTATTTATTTAGAAAATGCTTCTAAACTTATGGCAAATGCTGAATCTAATAACCCAGTATCTGGACCAGTATCAGGACCAGTATCTGGACCAGTATCTGGACCAGTATCTGGACCAGTATCTGGACCAGTGGTTAAATCTAAATTGACACCTGAAGTATTAGGTTATACCGAATGTGCTAATAATTTTAAATATTCTGGTTACGAAGAAAATTCATATGCTGCTTTTTAAATTATTTTTTTAATTTATAATCTAATTAATTTATAAAAATTAATTAAATTAAATATTTTATTTTCTTTATTATTTTAATGTCATCATACAAAATAGTAAATAATAATAAATCAGATACAGAAACAACATATACTAAAACAGATACCAAAAAAACCAATATTAAAATTAATATTAGTAAAAATAAAAAAACTCATACAGATGTAGATAATTATATTGAAAATATTTATAATTTTAAAGATGTATGGGCAGATAAATGCTCAAAATATAATATTAAACATCAACCTAGTGTTCTACCTGCAGTAGATAGAATAATTGTTATTGGTGATATTCATGGGGATTTTGAAATGTGTATTAAATCATTAAAAGTTGCAAAGTTAATTGATGGTAATAATGATTGGATAGGTAGAGATACTATTGTTGTTCAGGTTGGTGATCAAATTGACAGATGTAGATATAGTGGAATACCATGTAATAAAGCTGAAGCAACTGATAACGATGAAGATAGTGATTTGAAAATCTTACAATATTTTACAAAATTACACAATCAAGCACAACAATATGGAGGGGCTGTATATTCATTAATTGGTAATCATGAATTAATGAATGTAAATGGTGATTTTAGATATGTTAGTTATAAAGGTCTGGTAGATTTTAATTATGAGAATAATATAGGGGAACAAGCAAGACGAGATGCATTCAGTCCTGGAAATTCAATTAGTGAATTTTTGGCGTGTACGAGACAAATGGCTTTAATTATTGGTTCTAATTTATTTGTACATGCTGGAATATTACCATCTATTGCTGAAAAGTATAGTGTAAAAAATTTAAATGAATTATTAAGTTTATATTTATTTGACGAATTAAAAGATTTATCAGAATACGATGATATTTTAAATTCATCAAGTTTTTCACCTTTATGGAATAGATCATTTGGTAATATAAGTAGACAAAAATATAATAAAGAATTGGAATATTTAGATCTATCTGGAACAGAATATACTGAATCTAAATCTAATTGTGATAAATTATTAAAACCTCTGAAAGAAATTTACAAAGTTGATAAAATAATTGTTGGACATACTCCTTTAATAGATAATGGTATTGGTAATGTATGTGATAAAAAAATTTGGTTAACAGATTATGGTGTATCAAAAGCATTTGATAAATTTGATAGCCAATCTCAAATCAACTCTAATTCGTCATTAAATCAACATAATGATTCAAAACCATTTATTAGAAGTTCTCATAGACACGCTCAAGTATTAGAAATATTAAATGACGGACAACAAATTAATATTTTAAAATAAATTTTTATATAACTTATTTTAAAATTTTTGTTTTTATATTTGTTTTTTTACATTTCATTTAACATATCTTGGAATTTTTTCTTATTAGAATCAAAATGTTTAATAGCTAATTTAGAAATTTCTACAGAATCTGATATATTAGGATTTTTTTCTTTGACAATAGTTTGAACGGCTCCTGCAACTTTAGCAGCTTTAGGTCCATTTGATATTTTAAGACTTTCTGCAACATGTTTTTTAAGATCTAAAAATGCTTGAAATCCAGGACTTATTTTACGAGTTTTCTTCTCTTTTTTCTCTTTTTTCCCACCATTTTGTGAAAATCCTCCAAGTATATCTTGAATATTAACAGAAGATGTTGCATTTTCAGACATTTTATTACCAACAGATATATCAGTTGTTGTATTATATGATGAGTTAAAAAAATCCGACATAGTTTGATTATTAAGTTTAACATTAACATTAACACCGCTTGATTTAAGTTCCGTGAAAAATTTCTTTACATCATTAACATTAACAGAACCACCGTTTTGGTTATTTGACATGTGAAAATTATTAGAACCACCGTTTTGGTTATTTGACATGTTAAAATTATTAGAACCTCCTTGTTGACCAACAATAGAACGTAATTGTGCTTCTAAACTTTCAGTAGAAGTTTCATTTAATTCATTATTAGATTCAGAAGTAAGCATAGAAACAAGTTTATTTATATTTTGATTAGTATGTTCCATACCTCCGCCCATTTGTTGATTGTTAAATACAGATGAAGTTGCGGAATAATTATTTGCATTCATACCTCCGCCCATTTGTTGATTGTTAAATACAGATGAAGTTGCGGAATAATTTGCATTCATACCTCCGCCCATTTGTTGATTGTTAAATACAGATGAAGTTGCGGAATAATTTGCATTCATACCTCCGCCCATTTGTTGATTGTTAAATTCAGATGAAGTTGCGGAATAATTTGCATTCATATTTCCACCTGTTTGTTTTTGTTCAGGATTAATATTTAAACGTGTATTAACTTCAGACTCGGTTTCAGTTAGAAAAAAATTAGAATTATTTAAAATACGTTCTACTATTTTATTCATTATTATATATTAATTTAGAAATTATTATATTAATATAATAATCAATTTTTGTGTTTTTTAAACATTAATTTTTATCCATTCTATATATAATATATAACTGATGTATGTTAACCAAATTGACGAACTATTTGATAATATATTAAATGATTTTTATAATTTTTTAATTAAAGAAAAATTTTTTGAAAAGGTAAAAACAGATACTAATTTTGTTAAATTCCAATATGATATTTTAAATACAATAAAAAAATTTACTAATAATATATCAAAAAATGATATATTAAATATTATTAAAAATAAATCGTATTATGAATCTATATTAAATATTATTAAACGCTATTGTGCTTTTTATATATATCTGGGTATAGCATATCATTATACAGGCAATAGAGATTTGTATATTACAAATATCATAGAAGCAAGTAAATATCAAAAAGACGCAACATTTCAAATTGCGAACTTTTTTAATAGTGAAAATAATTCTAAAATAATTGTTTTTTACAATGATATTAAAAATTTTTTATCATTATTAGAATTAAAAACAGTTGATAAAATTAAAATTATACTATCAAATAATGTTATTAAATACGAATCAACTATTAAATTATTTAATGATTTAGGAGAAGAGTATGTTGTTGAATATTTTATTGAAACCAAAGATAATTTTCATAATATTATGAAATCGTTAATTTTTAAACAAATTTATTTGAAAGAAGATAAAAATGAAATTTATAATATGTTAAATCAAAATGATAAAGAAAATGCCGAATATAAATATATTGAGATAATAGTGTCTAATGAAAAAAAAATAGTAGATTTTAATGTTATACAAAAATTCTTAAATATCCTAGAATTAAAATCTGGTTTAGCTGAAGAAATTTATGAATATATTGAAGAATTTAAAAATACAAAAGAAATAGTTATTAAAGAAAACCAAGATTTTATAAATTATTTATTTGCAAATCAAATAATTATTCCGATAACTGAAGATTTCTTAAGATATCATAAAAATACAGAAAAATATGATACAGATGAATTTGCTGAATCTAATAATATGAAAGATAGAGATGCAACAAAAATCAAATATATTATAAACAAAATGAATAATGTAAAAAATTATCATTCTTTATTATTAGATAAAAATCCAAAACAAAAAATAGAAACCGAAAAATTATTTTTTAAACCACTCGATCCAAAAATGGCAACTTTATATAATGATGACGAAGAAATAAGAATTATTCAAAAACTTGAAATATCAGATAATGCGGTAGATTATGATTTACTTATTGATTTAGAAAATATTCGTAAATATTCATATGTAAATTTTAAAAATTTATCAAAAGATGGTATTAAAATTAGTCCCTTAAAAACAATTCAAGGCGTTCGTTATACAAATTTTAACTATAAAAAAAATCAAAATAAACAATTGATAGAAACGAGAATAGGTAATGATAATATAAATATGAATATAGTTGGTATTATTTGGAATCCTTCAAAAACGCCACTGGATTGTTTTAAAATAATTGATATTGTAGATGTAAGAGAAAAATTAAAAGATGAAAATGGTTATAATGCTTTTATAAAAACAATGGAACAAACTTTTGGAGAATCTAAGAAAAAATTATATTCTTGGATATTTGATAATTCTAAAGATAAACTCAAATTGGAAACATACATTAACTATAATGAAAATGAATCACAAAGAAATATTAAAATTATGATTGAAGAAATTTATAAAAAGTATATCAAAATGGTTGAGAATAAAATAGATAATTATATTAACAATACAGAAGAGTTTTCTATGTGGTCTTTACATAATATTTTAAAAGAATATACAAAAAAATATTTTGATTTTAATCTTTATCCTGAAATTAAGAATAGAATAATAGAAAATATTATTATAAATAAAATACCAGAATTACCAATTGAACCAGACGATATTGATTCTATGATACCAGGTAGAAGAGATAAAATAATTCCATTACCTGTTTTAAAACTAATAGAATCAAAAGAAAATATTATTGAATTAGATCGATATGAAATTGATGTATCTCTTGAAATGTCTAAAAAAAATTTACCAATATGTCATCATTATATCAAATGGAAAAATATTATGAAAATATCTAAAAAATCAGATGATTTTAATCAATCTGTTTTTAATTTTGTTAAACAATATATTAAATTAAATAAAAGAGGAGATTATGTGTGTAAATCATGTAACGAACAAGTTCAGATTCAAAAATTTGTGGTAGAAGGAACTTATATAGAAGAATTAGATACATTTCTTACGACTTCAATGACTGTTACACAAAATCTTGAAGAATTACCTAAATACTCCAAATATAAAAGAACTATTAGAAACATCGAAAAGAATATCGAAAAATTTGCATATTCTATGGAATTAAATAATTATATTGGTAATACTCCTGTTATCAAATTAAGACGTAAAATTATTATAAAAGATGTTATTGATTTAATTTTAATTCATACTGAATGGTTAAGAAATCAATCAAAAGATAGAATAGAACAATTTAGTAAAAAATATGGTATTGAAAAAGAATTAACCAATCTTTTCTTTTTTGAATTAACAGATGATATTTTCTTAACTAGTTCTCTAGATACAGATTATTATAAAATAATTAAATATAATAATATTGTCGCATATATAATAGTAATTATTATTACTGAAATGAATTCAGGTCAAATTCTATATTTAAAAGAAGATAAAATATATAATTATTATTTATTTGAAAAAATTAGTCAAAACTTATTTGGAAATTTATATTTGAGAAAAAATGAAAAAGAAAAAATTGAAGTAAATAAATATCCATTATTTGCATATATTTTATATTATGTATCTGGTATTATGGTTTCAAATAGATTATGGTTATATAATGACAATGATATTGAACCTAAACAAAAACCAATGTTTATGATTAACATTCAAAAAACTATTATTAATACAGTTATTGATTTAATTAATTCATTGGTAGAAGCTAATTTTGAACTAAATAAAAACTTTTTATATGAAATTATAAATGAAAGAATTCGTATTAAATTACGTTATACATTTAATGATGAACAATTACTTGCACGAATTATAACTAAATCAATGAAGAATATTAATATTGACCAAACTACTAAAAAAATTACATTTTTAACTAAAAAAGTTGAAGTGATTGGTTTAAATTATGTTTTTAATATGAACGAACCAATCAATAATAGTTGCGACGTTGCTTCTCTTAAATTAGATAAAAAATTATTTAAAACAGATGCAAATGATATAGATATATTAACAAATTGTCCGGATGGTAAATTTCATAATTGGGAATTTAAATCAGGAGATTTAAATTGTAACTTTTGTAAAAAATCATATAATGATTTAATTAAAATTATTAGTACAACATCTACTGAAAAAACATCTAATGAATATTTGGATAAAATTAAACTAATTAATCTAAAAAAATTATTTAAAAAATTTTGTATTAGTGCAGATACTCATGAAATAGATAATTTAGGTAAATGTTCAAAATGTAATATAATAGTTGATGATTGGAATCCATCGGATAAAGAATTAAAACGTTTAGAAACTAATTTAGAAGTAAAGACAAATGAACTTTCCATTCAACAAATTAATGAAATGAGAAATTATAATAATAAATTAAAAGTAGAAGACCAAAAAACTAAACAAATATTAAATGATTTTACTACAAAATATAATAATGAAACAAATAATAATTTAGAAAGTTATATTGAAAAATTTATGAATAGATTAATAAAAATACTTGGACCTAAAATTAAAAGTCAAAATAAAACTATTTATATAAAAGATACAGTATATATTGTCGATCATGATTATTTTGGCAATATTATCAAAGAACCATTTTATATTTTATCTTCTGATGACAAAATTATTTTAATTAACAAACATCCATCATTTAACAAAGATGTTTTATATTATAAAGATAAATCTAATAAAGTATATGTGTATTATGATCCAATTACTTATCAATATTTAGGTTATTCTGAGGATAATAAAAATATTAAAAAAATAAGAAATAATGTTTCATTAAAAATTGAACTATCTATTAAAGATAATATAATGTATTTGGGATATGAAAATAAATATTATAATATTTATCATATAAATAAAGAATATCAAACAAATTTACCTAAGAAATTAGGAACTGATTCAAAAGATGTAATACTAAATATTCTAAGAGATAGAATAAATAATTTAAAACAAATTATATTTATAAGCCAATCAATGATTTATAATGTAAAAAATAATAATCAAATTATATCTGAATATAATATTGAAGAAAAAAATATTATATCTGAATTTACAAAAAAAATAACAAAATTTGAAACAAGTAATGAATCTGAAAATAATATTTTTAAAGATTCTAATAAATTAATACATAATTTACATATTAATTATAATATACCTGAAAATTTAAATGTTGAATTAAATAATAATTATTTGGATATTAATAATATTAATTCTTTATCAAATTCTGATTTTAAATTAATATTCTATCTAATATTTAACTTTAATGAATTATTAGATTATAATAAACAATCAATTATACAATCAGAATTAGCTCATTTAATAATTAAAATTATTAAATATTCGTTTAATTTATATTATATTCCATACTCTAATTATAATATAAGAAAATTTGACTATCTATTAATTAATGAGTCAGCTTATATTGACGAAACTATTAAAGTTGTCGGTCATTATCAAGAATTATTAAATCAAAATGAAATTAACGATCAAAATAACCAAGATGATATATATTCTGCACAAGAAGCATTTGATTCATTAGATATAGATGATTACGAAAAGAATGACGATATAGATTATTCAGCAGAAGCATTAGACGGATATGAATAACGATTTAATTAAATTAATTTAATTAAATTTAATTTAATTTAATTTAATTTTAATTTCTAAATAAATAATATATAAATGAGTAGTAAATTAAAATCTCTTATGAATGATAATATAATTTGTATTAATAATAAAAATAATACATCACTTTTTTTATTATTATTATTAGGTCTATATGTTATATTAGCTCGTGATATACTACCTGAATGTATTATTGTATTATTTAAAAATCCATTATTCCGTTTATTTGCAATTGGAGCTATTATTTATGTAAGTAATACAGATACTCAATTAGGGTTAATAATGGCTACTGCATTCTTAATGACTATACATATGATTAATAAAAAAGATGTTGAAAAATTTGGAAATAAACCAAAAAAAAGTAAAAAAAGTAAAAAAAGTAAAAAAAGTAAAAAAAGTAAAAAAAAGTAAAAAAAGTAAAAAAAGTAAAAAAAGGAAATAAACCAAAAAAAAGAGGTTGAAAGATTTGGAAATATAAATATGAATAGATTGTTTAGAGATGTTAAAAGTATATTTGTATAAGTTAATTCCATAAATTGTTTGGTATTATTTTTACAAATTTGTAGTACACGTAGTAACTGGAATCAAAATCAAAAAATAATGCGGTTATTTTAGATATTATTTTATTTAAAAATAATATCTAAGTAATAAAAATATAAACAAATTATGAATACTTTAAACAAAATATTACTTTTGATAATTATACTTTGTCTTATTAATTATCTTACTGATTGTAAACTAACAAATGTTGTCAAATCTTATTTTTATATTTGTAAAAATAATACTGAACAATTTATGGGATTAACTTATACTAATCAAAAAGGAGTATATTATAATCATCCAAATATCCCATATAACATTCAAAACGATTTTGCTTATAATAATGGTAATAAACATCATCATTTAGATGAAAACACCTATAATTTGTATGATTTTATGAAAAATTTAATTAATGTTAATACTAATAATTATGAATTATCAAGTTCAAATAGAGAACGTATCGTCGCTGATGATATTCTTGTATCAGATATTATGAATCAACTTGATAAAATTTTAAATCATCACCATTATACGTTTAATAATATAAAATTATTAGATACAATATATTATTATAATAATTACAGAGGCAAAGAAATAGAATTATTTAATATTAGTGCAGATGTTTTATACAAAGGTAATTATATCGGTTCAGTTGTTATGAATTTTGAAACATTTATGAGAAAAGATATAATAAATTCTAGTCGTGAATTATTAATTATAAATAATGTTAGATTAATTAGTAGAACAAATAATGAAATTATAAAAGAACCAGTAATTAACAGTCCTTATAATGCAACATATATTGAACCAGATGGATATTTAGAACCTTCAAAAACAAATCAAAGACAAATTAATTCAATTAATCCAACAAAAGAACATGTATTAGCAGAAGAACATTCAAAAAAAATGGCTGATAAAATGACAGAATCATTTAATAATCATTTTGTTGGAAGAGGAGAAGATTATGATAATTTATTTATTAAACCTAAATCATCTGAATATAATGAAAATGATACAGAAAATAGTTTAATTCCAAGTATCATTAATATGTCTTCATACGAAGATCAATCTGTCACACCATCAACAGGTAAATAAATTATTATTTAACTTTTTCTCATTATACTAAAAAATGGATCATTTTTTAAAATTTCATCAGGAGTTAAATATTCATCGTTAACTAATATTCTTCCTCTTTCAGATACATCATTACCACTTTTATATTTTTCAGGTACTATTCTATTCACAAAATCTTTAACTTTTGGTGGTATTTCATCAGCTGTCAAAAATTCTGGAAAGAAACCTTTCCTTGTTAATGTATTTAAAAAATAATGAATATCATAATATCTGTTTTGTTCTGCTTTAATGTTTATTTTTGTTGTCCAATCTGCATCAACCTTGGAATTATCAACTATACCAGGAATACATGCAAAATCATAATCCCATAATTTAATCTGAAAACCAATATTTGGAATAACATAATTTTGATTATTAATTTTATATAAATATTTTTTATTATGTGTATCAATATCAATATAATGAATTAAAATATTATTTGCTTTCATATCATTATGTCTGAAACCTGGATATTTGGTCTGAATAATACTTAAAACTGATAAAATTTGGAATAATATTACTCTCCAATCTTTAGTTTTCATTTGTTTGTAATTCTTTCTAAGATGTTCTAATAAATCACCTCCATTTGCCCATTCGCTTACTAATATAGAAACATTTTGATAATATTCACCATTCTCATATCTTTCAACAAATTGTTCGAATTTTTTATTTTTTACAATGTTTGATTTTGTTAAATTTAAAAAAGGTTTAATACTTGTATTAAATGTTGTAATAGGTAAAACTATATGAGGCGTTTGTTTATTTATAACAAAAAATGATAATAATCTAATCATTAATAATTCTGTATTTTCTGGTCTTTTTATATTATACATATCTCCATAATTTTCTTTTTTAGGATAAGCTACGATTTTTACTGCATATGCTTCTTTATTTGTATCATTTGGAGGAGGATGAACACCTTTGAATGTATGACCTGTTGAACCACTTTTGATATAAAGTAATTTACCTCCTAATTCTCCGATTGCTTTTCCAAATTCTATATATTTTTTTGGTAACAATTCTCTAATATCAGCAGTATCATTTGGATATTCAAATGAATCGCTAGAGTTTTTAAAATCAATTATATAATCAATATTACTGGTATTGCAATTTATCATACTTTTAATAGTTTCAATTCTATCAGGAATTAAATTAAAATTTTTATTCATAATTAAGATATATTATATAATTTTTTAAATCAATTATATAAAATTAATCTCAAAAACTGTTTTACTTTCGTTTATTTTTTGTTCATCGTCTGAAAGTTCGTTTTTGTATTTGAAATAAGAATGTTTTATTAATTTAATATCTAATGGTGGTAATTTAGGTATAGCCATCCAATATTTTTTTTTATTTATAAAATCTTGATCGAACTCTTTAGGATACAAATAAATCAGCGATGATTTTGGATTTGTCATTAATTTACTAATACTATTGGGTAATAAATAACTTGATTGAGGTGGTAGCACAGATAACAATTGCATATATGGTTTGAGCGGTTCTCCTAATTCAAATTTAACTTTATTTATATTAAATTTATTTAAATATTTGGTAATATCAGATATAAATGGCGGATGGTCGAAAGGATAATACCATTCCCAAGAAGGACATTTGTCAAAATAATATTGGGTAACCCATTTTATACCAGTTAAATAATGTATTACTAATTTTTGACTGAATTCTTCTAATTCTTCTTTGTCAACTCCCCAATAATGATTATAATATCTAAACCTCCAATCATTGGGATTATCCGAACCTAATAGTATTGGATCGTTAATTTTAAATTGTAAGTTTTCAATTTTAGATATTTCTTTGTCGTATGGATCACTCTTATGACAAAACCATCTTTTACCTTTGTTAGCAAAATTTTCTCTTAATATAGTTTCTTCTTCTAAACTTAATTTTTTAATAAATTTAGATAAAAAATTATTATTTATTTTTGATAAAGTTTTACCACAAAGAGATTTTTTATCGTTTAATAAATATTCTATTTGATTATTTTCCAAAACAATTTCAATTAATGTTTGAACCCAACTAATAATTAAACTTTCAATACCTGTTTGGTGAATATCAAGAGATGGTATATGTGGTAAAAAGTCATTTCCTAGAAAATAGCACATAAATATAAAATCATTAACTATCCTGATTGAATCTAAATTATCAAATCCATAAATTTTTATCTCATTAATTTCTAATTTTTCACTGGTATTTAAAATATATTTAGTAATGGTATTTACTATTGATTGTCTCATAATTTTAATACTTATATAATTTAAAATTTCTTTTGATTCTTTATTATTTAGTTCATTTGCTTCTCTTAATAAATATATTTTATCTGATTCTGTTGAAAGAGCCAGGAAAATTAGATCCGCATCTAATCCATAAATAACATACGAATGTTCTTTTTTATTTTTTTGATTAGTTCTAATAAATTGAAGTAATTTATGTTCTCCTTCAGCAGGTGTAAAACAACTTGAATAAATTATTGGAATATCTAATGTTTTTGCCCATACAAGTAATTTTTGATGAAGTTTTTCCATAAAAATAGTTCCCGGTGTTACAGCATTATTATTCCAATAATTTCCCAGTGGTTTATTATGTTTAATTTTAATTTTATCCCAAAGATTTTTATCAGCAATTGATTTAAAACGTCTCGAACGCTGTTGTTTAATTTTTGCTGCAGGAGCAATACCATCAATTGCTATATAAACTCCTTTTTTAGGATTAGTATATTTAATTATTTTTTCTAAATATTCACAAATATTATTTAACATTTTATGTTCTAGTTTTTCTATTGATAACAAATCTGGATTATCAGCAAGTGTTTTAAAACATACGGGATGAACTAAACAATTAGCATCAATTAAAAAATAATCAATTGAATTAACATCATTAAATTGTTCATAATTATTTTTTGGGTCTAATTTTTCTTTTTGAAAAACAAAACCATCGTTTTTATATTTTTTCATTAACCATAAAAAAAATCCTGGAACTCCCATTATTCTTGAATAATACTAGAAATACTATTTTAAATACTAATATTTTCATTTTTAATCAAACATTAATTTAGCCTGTCCTTTATGAACGACTAATAGATCATATGTTTTCCCAATAAATTTTAATTGAATTGATTTTTTATTATTAATTAAATTTGTTTTTGTTTTATAAATTATATTTAAATAATCATAATATTCTGTTAAAAAATTAGGATTTAGTTCTATTCTATATTGTTTCCCATTAATATGTTTTAGATTTACAGTTCCTGATGGTTGTGTTTCTTCTGGATATAAACAAAAAGAATTATAGTAAATACCATCTGGTAAAATATTATTTAAGAATTTATATGAAAGTAAATTCGTCCAATAATTAAAATTAACATTTGAAAATATAACATCTAATTGATTAAATGTTAGTTTTTGAATTGATATTGGATCATTGTTAAAATATTTATAAGTATCGTATAATAATTCTATATTAGTACTATTTTCAGTAATTCCATCCAAATATACTTGAGGTTGTATAAACCATAATATTTCTTTACATGGATTGTTAAAAGATAATTCACAATCTAAACAATTTGTATTTTTAATATCAAAAATATCTCTATTAAATCTTTCAATTACATATTCTAATTTTGATGTAGCAAACATGTTTCTTTCTATATCATCTAAAAATACAGATTCACATATTAATTTAACTTTAGGTGATGGTATTGTGCTATAATATTGATTAAAATTAATAAATGGATAATACGATGCTATTTTTGGTGCTAATGTTATATAATTTGGATTCTTAATATCAATCATAAATCCAACCCAGTCTGTCTTATTCATTATATTATTATCAGTTAATGATAAAATAGTATTTATATCCAGAGTAGTTAAATCAGGAAATTGTAATTTTAATAATTCATCATTTATTAAAGTACAATAATATGTTATACTTTTATCATCTACATTAAATTTATATTTTGAATAAATTAATAATGAGTTCAATTGAAATCCATTTGTATTTTCTATAGTCAATTCAGTAATATCATCGTATAATTGTTCATAATTTTCAAATGCTATAATTTTTTTAATATCATTTATTTTAGCATTTATAATAACATTAGAATATTGCATAGATACCAATGGTAAACTAGAACCTGCATCTTTATTAAACCAATAAATTAATGGAACTAATATTTTATTACCACCTTTTGTTTTTGTATCAAAATTATAATTTGATGGAGTATGACCGATCATTTCTAAATAATTAGACATATCATCTGGTTTAATATGATGCATCTGATTAATATGAAAAATATCTTGGTCGTATTTTTCAAATTCTTGTCCTCCTATTTCAAGACTAACATGTTTAAAAAAATTATGACCCAGATATTTTGCCCATGAAAAATTTATTTGTAATGGATTTTGAAGTTGTATTATTTTATTATTTAATTGTACCTTTTTTTGATTGTAATAATTTAAATGTTTAACCATATTGTTAAAAAAAACATTAATTTGATTTAATATTTCGGTTCTTGAAATATAATTAATACTATCGTAATCTATAGAATTTGTGACCAGTTTATCAATTGAATTAATATATCCCGTAATATCAATTTGATTATAAACAGTTTCGTCGACTTTGTTTTTATAAATATCTTTTGTTGATTTATTTTTATAATTAAATCTTATTGTTTCGTCTTTTAAATTAATTATTGTTATATTTTCAGATTGTAATAAAACATGTAGATTTCTATATAATATTATTTCTACATCACAATAACCTTTGAGATTATTATAATAATTAGACCAATTATCTGATTGTTCCTGATAATTATGAACTTTTGTTTTTTTCATAGAATTATAAATTGAATTTGTTATATATTTATCAGAAAAATCTATATTAGGTAATTCAATTTCAAAATAACATCTATGTATTGCATCACCTATATTTAATTTAAATGTAACTATATTATTATATTCAGCTGCTTGTTCAGGTATTATTTCTTTTAATTCTACAGCAAAATTTGTATGTCTTCTATAAACTTTTTTAAAAAATGTTATTTGTGGATTAATAGTTAGATAAATATCTTGTCTACCAGATGTTACTATTTGTAATAATCCTCCAGTCATTTATTAATTTATAATTATGTAGGTTTTAAATATAATTAATTATTATTATGTAATTTATTAAAATCAGGTATAGTTGTAAAACTTCCAACTACTTTAGTCTTTTTTTTAGGAATAATAAATTTTTTAACAATTAAATGAAATACAACCAAACCTACAATAAGAGCACCAGATTCCATTAAATTTTCTTTGTTTATATTATTGTAAATAAAATAACTAACAATTAAAGAACTTGACGATACAATAATTAAATCATTAAATAATTGCTGATATTCACCTACATTTGGTAATAATGATTCACAAATATTAAATATAGTATAAATTATAATTGTTAGTATTGAATTTATAAACCATAATTTATCAAACACAATACCAGTATTGTCAAAATATGAAACGACTATATTTTGTGTTATAAATATAGTTCCAAATTTAATTAAATTATAAACAAAATGTTTAATATTATAGTTTTTAATTTTTAATGAATTATTTAATATATAACTAATTTTATTAGTAAAAAGACGATGTAAAGCAACTCCTAATAATGTTGCAATTGTTAAAGTAGTTGACGTTTTATTAAAAATATTTATTTTATTTAATTGATTAATTATTATATTTGAAATAATTAATACTGTACCGTATAATAATAAATCAATTTTTGTTATCTGAATATCAATTGAAGATATCATTAAATATTATTAGAAAATAATAAAATAGAAAATAATTTATAAACTAAACTATATAAAATTATAGTGAGTTTATGAATATATAAGAATCTTTATAAATATTAATATGAGATTTTTTGATTATAAATTTTTAATTTTAATAGGATTAACATTTGCTGTATACTATATTTATCGAGAAGTTGAATATTTACGAATAAAAATACATAAAATAGAAAATATTAAGTGTAATCCTAATTATAATTTAATTTCAACAAGAAATCAAGAAATTATTAAAGAATATGAACCAGAACCAGAACCTGAACCACAACCTGAACCACAACCTGAACCTGAACTAGAGTCTGTATCATGTCAAGAAATTAAAATTATTAACGTTGATTTATTGTCTACAACTAATAATAAAATAAGTTTAAATAATGATGTAGAGGAATGTAATATTATAATATATGATAATAATACAAATAGTGCATGCGATTCTTCGAAACACCTGGCTGTTTATTCAAACGATACAAATTCTTTAATTGAAACTATCGAAAATAATTCATCTAATAAAGTTACATTATTTGATGAAATAATTGAACAAAAAGAAAAACAACTTTCAGAAATGTCAAATGAACAATTAAACTCTGAACAAAATAAAATTAAACAATCAAACAATGATGTAAATGAACAAGAATCGAATAATGATGTAAATGAACAAGAATCAAATAATGATGAAAATGAACAAGAATCAAATAATTATGAAAATGAACAAGAATCGAATAATGATGTAAATGAACGAGAATCAAACAATGATGTAAATGAACAAGAATCAAATAATGAT